CGCGCAAAGTATGAAGGTGACTGCATACACTTCGCATACTCTCGTACTTGTGTTTCAGTCCAAGATTGTTGTACACCGTCTCCTTTAACATTAGGATTCCCTAGATAATGTTCAGTCATTTGGAGTTACGTCTTTCTCTTCTTCTTGATGAAGGAGTCTCTGCAAGTCCGTAGTACTTCCAATGAATACATTATTGTTGGTGACCTCTTTGTCCGCCTTAGGATCTTGTTTGATGTCTTTGTGTTTCTTATTTAAGTCCATCAACTTATCTGTCACGTCCGCAACATTCTTGATCATGCCAGACAGAACCTCGAACGCACGGGGATGTTCAGATTCCCGTGCAACTTCTACCATCAAATCAAGTCCACGTTTACCACTCTCGATCAATTCGAGATAGGTATCACGAGAAGTCTCGTAATCGTCCTTGATGTTTTTCTTGTCTTGATTATCCGTCAAGTTGATGTCCTACTGTTCTACGTACAATGTCGTCACCGTTAAACTCTGCCCAATAAAGTTCAAATGCAACACCATCCTCTACACCCACAAACTGGTGCCACTTACCGGGCTCTACTTTGTAGTAGTCTCCCGCACGTAACACTGTCTGGTCACATAACATATTTTTACGTGTATCGGTGGGTTCGTTTTGCCACGTCTTGACCATAAGTGTACCAGACTCTACAAAGAAACCATTCCACTTGGTCTTGTGATAATGTTCAGAACAACAATAATTCGCCTTGTATTCAATTCGATGAAACTCAAAGGTTGAGTTGTGTTCAATAAGTTCTGTGGTTCCCCACACTTTTCCACTTTTCATAATAAACTCCCATAGTTAATTAATCATTATATTTATTTAGACCTCATCGACGGGGAATTCTGGGTCCGGTGTGCCAGGGCCAGGGCCTGGGGCAGGTGGTGGTGGATCATAGATTGTGGTGTTTGTCAATCTGACCTCTGTTGTAACAGCATTTGTGGGGTTCGCAATCTCTGAGATCGTGAACGTTATATATCGGAATCCATAAACGGTTGACGCGGAAGGTACCGAAGTCTCGATTTCGAAAATTTGTGTTGTCCCTAAATTAAGGTCTGTACCGTAACTACCCTGAGTTCCAATCGGACTGAAGTAGTCAACCTTTGATGCAGTAATCTTGAAGTCACTTGCATTGAATCCTGCACCAGTATCATCTACCCAAAATCCTTTTAGTGTAGTGGTATCACTGGTACCATCTGTCAACGTCTTCTTCACTGCGATGACACCAGTATTTCTGAATTCGACAGATGAAGTCGCGACGTTCGCATTCTCTCCATCGGCGAGTACAGATTCTGGGTTTACTAGAGTTCCTCTTTGAACATTTGGTACAGGGTTTTGAGTGTCATCACCAATGGTAAACGGTCTTGAAACAACAGATCCCTCTTCTTTATCAGTTGTCACTCGCATGGTATATGATTCTGTTCGACCAGAAGTAGGAATATCATTGTCTGTAGCCAGATTAACATCGAATGTTGAGTTAACACCAGTTGTGTGTGTAAAAGAACCATATGGTTTATTGGTTGTAGTGTCGAAGTCATCAAACACGGTTCTGGGAGCAAAATAGGCCATAGTGCCAGAGGAAATGATAGACGTTTCGGTGTTGTCCTCAGTCATGTCAACGAAGTCACCAGCACCACTGTTGTCAAAGACTGAGGAAACTGTGGTGTCTGCGGGGAAATCTACTTCTCTTACTTCTTGACCAATTTCTATTACACCGGTAAGATCAATGTCATCATTGTTGAATAGAAGTATAGATTGTCCGGCTGTTGTTGCCTGTAACTCTTTTGGTTTAATATCTGTCACGTTATAGTAGTAGGTTCCGGATGGGACGTTGGTTCCTCCAAACGTGAACTGAATGGTATCTCCTTCATCCGCAGAGTCATTTACCGCATTTGTTGTTAAAGAGTAACTAGGAGCTGCGTCAGTGACCGTACAAGTATCGAATGCAACAATCGTACCATCGTACCCACCAATTCTGGCATTTGCCCTAATCGTTCTATCACTTTGAGCGATTGAGTTTGCACTAGTAGTACAAATAAAGTCTTTCGCGCCTGCACCAACTGACATGGTCTGTGATGGTGGGGTCGCGTCTCCCAGACTAACACTATCGGCCGCAGTAGTGGTGTAAAACTCAACGTAAAGGTTTTCAGAAAAATCTGTTGGGTTCTGTGATAATGGAGTAACGGTTGCAGTTAAAGTATCACCCTCAGTAATGTCGGGTAATGACAACGTGTACACAGGCAATGATGTATCCGCAATACTAATATCACTGGTTGATGTGAGTACACCTCCAGACGCTGACGCAGAAATGTATACCCTAAATGTTTCAGTACCTTCTCTTCGATTGTCTTCGTTAAGGTCTAGTGTTATAGTACCATCACCACCGCCTTGAGTTGTTACAACTGTTCCACGACTAGCGGATGTTGCATACCCAGAAGTAAAGTCGTCTGAAGTTATATCTGTACCTTCAACATAGTAGTAATAAGTGGTCTGTGAAATATCATCTGTTGTAAAGGTGACTTCGACGGTTTCATCTTCATCTAGAGGCGTTGCAGTCACAGTCGCCGTGTACGTGTTGTTGGTAATGATAAACGGTCTTCGGAATACTTCAGAATCCGCTCCACCCAATACAACAAAGTCAAACTGTTCGTTGGGTACGTCACCAGTATCGGTGAAGGTTAGGGAAACTGAACCAGAGTTACTTGTAAATGGTATACCTACCGCACTCGCACTGTCTGTCGGTGGTGTAACACTAAAGTCAGCATTTTCAGTGTCGACATGATCGATGAAATACTTACCTGAAGAATCGTCGATAGAATTCTTTATATTTGTACCTTCAACGGTAAATACTACCGTGTCTCCGTTACCCGCTGTAAGAACATCGGTTGTCACGTTAACAAATTCAGCCGGTTTATTTTGCACTTCAACAACAATTGCATCCGAAAGTTCAGGTGAGAAGAAACCACCACTGTTTGTGGTAAGAGTCAATGCAATAGATGGTGGTAGGTCAAACGTATCAGACACATCCGTTGGTGTCAACGTATAAGTTTGATTGGCGTCGGTGACCGTGAATGAACCGGTTCGATTTACAATACGAGGTTCACCCGCATCGATAACATAGTCGATAGTGGTACCAATAGTTGTTTGGTCAACTACTAGATTAATCGCGAGATCATCGCCTTCTTCGACAAATACTGTGGGTGATGGGGATAGAGTAAATGTCGGAGCAACGTTGTCTACCGAAATATAAACAGAATCTTTCAGTATCATACTTTCGGTCAACAGTTTAACTGAGAAGTGTTCTCGACCCTCAGCCGTTCCGTCAATCTTTGTTTGTACACTGAAACTACCCGAATCGTCTCGAATGAAAATCGGATTTACTATTCCGGACGATGGGAAAGTTCCGGACACAAAGTCCCCTGTACTATCTGTACTTTCAGGAACTACTTGATAGAATAGAGTTGTATTACCATTGTTGGGAACTGACGTTCCTGTGATAGAAAACTGTACACTATCACCTTCATCAATTAATACGGCACTTGGAGTCATAGTATAGGAAGCAATAACGTCTTCCATTGTTACGGTCAGACTCGCTGCAATACGGTCTTCTAGATCTGATACAAATAATCTAAATCTCTGGTTACCCTCAGACTCATCGGAATCGTGTCGGGTAGGTATGTTAATAGTCGCAGAATCATTAATTATATTGAACGGCCGTTTGTTATCTGAGTCTGGAAATGTACTGTCTGCGGAAAATGCAAAGTCTTCTACTGTGGTAGAATCCAGAAGTTCTAGATAATAATTATAGGCTGCAAGTGATGGTGTATTCGTTCCCTCAATGGCAAATTCAAATGTGGTACCTTCAGATTCACTTAGATCAGTAGTGGTGATCTGAATACTGGGTGTAGTGTTTTGTTGTACTATGTTGTCAGAATCTAAGGTCAACAATTCTGAGAATACCTGATCAGTGATCAATAGTTCTCCGCCAAGATACATTCCAGCGGGATGCACAAATAATTTGAATAGATCTTTCCATTCATTAATTGGAACAGAACACCGAACTAGATATGCGAATGTTTGATAGAGTTTATCGTCGGTCAAAAACTTCAGTGAGTTGACACCAATACCAGACTCAGGTTCATTGAGTTTAAATATCTGGTTTTGTGTCTCAACAATCTCTGCGTCCAAACCAAAGAATGAACGGAAGAACCACTGAATCGCGAACTTGGTTCCCTTTGTTTTGAAAAGAGTATTAGAGAAGTTTGCAGCTGCACGTTTCTGTGCATCACCTGTCGCAAAACTTTCAAAATATGCATCACCTAAAAGTAATTCGTCTTCGATATAGGATAGAAGAGTGATGTCGGTTTCAGTAATATCACGAGTCGCGAAGATATGATTCAAGAGTTCCGTTGCTTTCTCTTGTTCTTGGAACTCATAATAGTGTTCTAGAATCGACAAGAATTTTGGATAAGACGAAGCAAAGTGTTCAGGTAAGATTAACTCTACCTGATCTGGCTGGAGACGTAGGTGTCTACGTCCTTTATCCAAAAAGTGATTATGCATACTGATTAATCTTCAAATACTAATTGTTCACCACTCAGTCTTTCTAGAACCCGAACCGCTTTCAACATATCTACGTTGATGCGTTTACCGTCCTTTTCTGAGTAGTAAGACCATGCCATATCTTCAGAAGGCCCCTGTGGTATCAGATCAAAGTTGTGTGGTGACAATGTTGTTATGTTACCCGCCTCATCTCGTACCTTTAATTCAGAACTTGATGTAACGTCTTCTGCATAAAGAATGACACCATCTGTCAAACTTCCTGTTGGTGCAGTACCATTATATATGTTGAGGTGTTCCTTGAGGTTCACATTTTTGAAACGACTTGTCGCATCACCTAAACTTGTAATACCGTCTGACATTCCACCAGCACCTTGAGAACCCCCATTAGCAAAGGCGAGAATCGGTCTTACTACGGACGCACCATTATCAAACTGTAAACCTGCGCCTCCGAATCCCATATAGAGAGAACCATCCGCAACACCAATAAGACCCCTAGTCGAACTACTACTGTCTTGGACTATGAGAACTTCCCCAATGGAGTCTGCATCCTGATTTATACGACCGGTTACACCTATACCCTTTTGGTTGGTTTGCAATCTTTCTTGGTTGCCGGTTCCTCGTGCGTGAAACAGTTTTACTGTCGCACCATCAGCACTCGAAGTTAAGAGAGTCATCATATTATTCTCTGAACTAGGAATAGATCTAAACACCATTCCCGCACCATCACTACGGAAGATCATACTTCCTGTACCTTGATCCCTAAACTCAGAATTAGAACCGTCGTGTTGAAGTACCAAATCGTTACTAGTACCAAAGGATAATGGTGTTCCTTGTCTAAATCTCATCGGAGTTCCAACATCAATTCCGTTTACAAATGATGTTTTCGCTAACAACACATCTGTAGTAAGACTCTGTGCATTAACACTGTCCGCGTTTATATCCGCCACATTCATAGTTGCGGTTGTTGTTACATCACCGCCGATGGTTAACTCGTTATCAACAACAAAGTCACCAGTACACTTGGCACCGGAAGCTGAATCCACAATGTTTTTAGAAAAGTTTCTTAGTAAGTTTCCAAACGTTATTGATTTGGTGGTACTAACACTGACATCGTTGATAACAAGTACGTCACTGTCCTGTGGTGTCGTGACCATTGTGTTCAACTGTGAAATTTTAATATCTGGCATCTTAGTTTCCTATACGATGTTTATCGTGTTACCCATTCCACTATGGACGGTACACTGATAATATAAGGTCGAGGGTGCGTTCATCGACACCTTGAAAAGAACCGATCCGACCTCAACTCCATTGTTAGTAACACCGGTGTTGTATGCAGATCCTCCATCCGAAAGTCTGATTTGGAATGGGTGTCCACTTGCATTTACGTCAAAACGATATGTGTCACCCCGCCGCAAATACAATTCGGGATTATCATCATCCGTTGGGAAGAATACTTGTGCGGTGTCACCGAACGTGTATGCAGATGCACCACTGTTTGTTACATTGAAGGAATAACGTGTACCACCAGCATCGATAGAGAAATCACTGTCCGCACCAAGAGTGAATCTTGCGTTGTTATCAGAGTAACGCACCGTGTGTTCGCCGGGATTTACAGTCAAGTCTCCATCAACGTCAACACCATCGTTACCACTCAGTGCACTACCAAAGTGCATGTAGAAATTCGCAGAAGAGGTTTCCTGATTGATCGCAACGTTGGTTGCATTGGTTGCAGAAAGTGCAGCAACGTTTGATATACTTGAACCATTACCGTTAAAGTTTGTTGCGGACAGAGTGTTGGTTGATGCTTCCCAACTGAAGTTTGAAGACATGTTTACACTGTCAGCGCCAGGATCTCTTTCGTCTCGTAGAAGAACGTAGTATGTACCTGTAGGTGCAACACTGTCTGCAATAACATTTCGTGTATCCACCGCAGTTGTTGCGAGAGTTGCATTCGTCGCTTGTGATACCGTACCTGTAATATTGGTCACTGATAGTGTATCAGTGCTTGGATTATATGTCAACTGTGCGTCTACACCAACTGAGTCAGTACCTACCGCACCAACAAATGGTATCAAGAATGAGGCATTAGTTGTTTCTGATTTTGTGTTGATCTGTTTTGCGACCACACCCGCACCAACGTCACCAGTGTTATCGTTTTGGTTTGTCCACTGATTTCCATCCCACTTGAGTACCTGACCTGTTACCAGACCCGCGTAGGTATCGATAACATCATTCAATGAGTTGGTACTGAAATTTGCGGAGTCAGCTGAACCAGCAGTCTGAGCAAAGACTGCACTGTCTGCGGTACCCGCTAGATTTGCAGTTAAAGTAGTTGTGACAGGGTTGTATTGAAGACCAGCAGAAGCGTACACGGAATCCGCACCAGTTTCATTTGGTGTGAACAGAATAAACATGTCTGCGTTAGTCGCAGTGTTAGTAGTGTTCAATCCATTAGCGACCACAGACACTAAAGCAGAACTGGCTCTATTCGCACTATCGATGTTAGACGCGATCAAGTTCTTAAACGTAATCTGTTTGGTGGTGTCTGCGCTGGTGTCTACAATTACAAGAACATCGGAATCCGATGCATCTGGTCCCGACAGTATCGGTAATTCACTTATCTTTATACCTGCCATTTTATTCTTTCCTCAAGAATTCTTATCTTTATTTATACGGTATTGTTGTAGGTTATAGTAACATTCTCTCGTGTGCCACCCGATGGTGTAACACCATATGTCACTGTGTCTGTTCCTGTCGAACTCGCGTTGTAAGTGACCACACCCACTGAACTGATCGATGCGGTACCACGAGAACCCTGACTCACAATAGAGTATGTTGGACTTGTAAACGAATCGTTCCCTGATACATCTTCTGTTGATGGTGTTCCAATAGTCACTGCGAACGGGCCGAGAGAGGTTGACGTAACATCTTGTACCGCATTGATCGTGAGATTGATAGTCTTTTCGATCTTTGCTGGGGTCGCAGAATCTCCGTGCAAGACATTGATCTTGAACTGATCTGTACCATTGAAGTTTGCATCTGGTGTATATGTATACTCACCCACCGCGACCACAATACCGCTTGACGAAACAAGTCGTTTGTTGTATGATAGACTGACGGTACCGTTAGATGCACTGTCCTCAATACTTAAACCATGCACATCATTCGGTACATGATAAACAATAAGATCTTGAGTGACCGCAGTATCTTCGTTAGTAGTCGCAGTAAGACCCTTCGACACTTTCGCAGCACTATCCTGTGTACGGAAGAATTCATCTCCGTTCATCTGTAGATTTTCTATATCGTATTGAGTAATCAACGGTTTAGGTGAAGACGTAGACTTATACAATGCAATCTTCATTTCGAAGTCAAGAGTGTAGATTACAGTGCGTCGTGCCTCTAACACAGCTTCATAGTCATCTGCAAAGGTAATTCCTTGCAGAGAGATCGGAACATCTTCTTTCACACCACTGAAGTCTTCGAGGGGTTTCATGGTCACTGTGTAAGCAGGTGTGAAATATGGGAGTATTTGTTCTACACACTGCAATGCGTCATCTTGACCTTTTGCAAAAATGTTCAACTGGAAATTGATATTATATGGTACCGGTGTATAGAGTTGAGTCGAACTACCAGAAGAACTACCCACCTTACAATTATTTGTTTTGGGTAACTGTCTTGCGTTGTCGTATTGCATCGAAACGATTTCAAATGACATACGAGGCAACTTCACTGCAAGTTGTCGTTCACCCTCTTCACCATTTGCCATCGCGTCTAGACGATTCAGAAAGTCGCGTCGAGGTGCATAAGATAAGGGTACCTTTACCTGACTAATAACCGCACCCGATGAATTCTTTCGAACGACATGAAGATTATTGAACAACGAACCAAACACTGCGACAGCGTTTCGAATTCGTTGATTATAAAAATGATTACCAAACATTACTGCGGATCTCCAAACGGATTAGATTCGGAGAAGTCAACAAAGCCATCTCCAATCGCATCGAAGTCTGTGTTCATGGCACCATCCTGTAGGTCTTCTCCGATTGCTGACGGTGTAACGCTAGTATTGTTTGTCTGACCTACGACCGGTGAAGTAGTAACCCACTCACCATACTCTCCCGTTGTTGAACCACTATGTGCAACATAGAGTATTCCAGCGGGATCGTCGTATATCGCAACTTCCCCACGCATAGTTCCTTGATGTAACTCTTCTCCAACATCAAACGTAAGTCCAGACCCAACGGTCAACTTAGTATGGTACGCATGGAGTGTTTCAATATCATCAATCTCTTGAACACCAGTATCCAGATCTTCATCATTGTAGTCAAACAATTCACAACGAAGTTGGAATACAGGCAGATCTTTTAATTGATAGAATGGTCTCTCAGTCTCAACTCGTGTAATCTCGAACAAGGACTTAGAGAGTGTAAGATATATGAGGTCACCCTCTCTTGGACGATAGAAGGGTCTTGTCTCTGGATCATTTTCAAAACGTGCAACAGAGTTTTGCCATCTACGTCGTGCAACAATAAATGTGGCTGCGTCTCGAATCTCCACTCCAAACTTTGTAAAGAGATCTCCCTCACCGTCAAACCCATCGGTGTTTTCAATATACATTTCAATACGATATGCATTGTCAAAACGAGACACTGTGTCGTCTTGAAGTATACGATCTCGATTTACAATTTCACGGGGGATGTAATAAACATCCTGACCATAAATCTTCATACTCTCTATGACTAGATCTTCATAGAGTGTCTGTTCGTTTGTGGTACCCTGCGTGAAGTGAACATTGGTCGCCATTCCTTACCCCACAAAAAAGTCTGGTGGTGATTCGTGTTCCAGACGCATCTTTTCTTCGAGTCTCATCATCTCTTGAGTTGCATCATCGTAGAGTTGTCGTCCGTTCATTGTCACTCCACCAGGCAATGACATTCCCTCAAACTTTATAAGGTTTGCACCCCATTGCTGTTTGATACATTGTGTGGTATAATCGCGTAAGAATATGTCGTTCCAGATGTTATATGAGTTACCATCAACTAACTGG